TGATGCGTGGAACAAAGGACGCGAGGGTGGAACCAATCGCCCCTATCGCAGCATCTACGGGTGATGCATTGGGTGATGCTCAGTTGGCAAATACATTTAGGGCACAAGCAGAGCGTATGCAACGTGAAGCGAATGGTCTTATGGCAGAAGCAACTCGTCTATTAAACGAAGCAGCAGCACTTACTCCATCTGCTGCACCAGCTGAAACTGCTGCACCAAAGCGTCCCGGTCGTCCAAAGAAGTCAGTAACCGCATAAAGATCGTCAAATAAATGTCCCCTGAGTTTATTCAGAAATGGGAAAAATTACTTGATGGTGTTGATAAGCAGACTATTCCGGTAGAGTTTCTTAAAAAACTGGTACTAAAGTTAGAAGGTAAAAGACGGCGAACTATCAATATAGAACGGCTGTTGCGTAAAGGTCTGACAGAAGATCAAGTCGAAGAACTCGTAACCCAGCAACTTCATGAAGTAGATGAAGAGATGACGGGCATAGAGTTTGTGTTAGATGTAAAGAGTATCGCAGCAGCAGTTCAACCTGAAACTGATAGGTTACTAAGCGGATTATAAAATGCATCAATACCTAGAACTATTAGAAGACATTATTGATAACAACGGTGAAGCAAGGAGCGATCGGACTGGAACAGGCACTATCAGTGTGTTCGGTCGCCAACTTCGTTTCGATTTGCGTGAGAAGTTCCCTGCAGTAACTACCAAACGACTTGCTTGGAATGCATGTAAGGCTGAACTATTATGGTTCATCGAGGGATCACAAGATGAGCGCAGGTTAGCAGAGATCCTGCATGGTACCCGTGATAACAGCAAGACTACCATCTGGACAGGGAATGCTCAAGCTGACTATTGGACACCTCGAGCAGGATTCGAAGGAGACCTAGGTCGGGTGTATGGTGTGCAATGGAGAGACTGGCGAGGGGTCGATCAACTCACTAAACTTATCGATGGTATCAAGCGTGACCCTAATGGTCGCAGGCATATTCTATCTGCATGGAATGTAGATGAGTTAGACCAAATGGCTCTTCCTCCCTGTCATGTCATGAGCCAGTTCTATGTGAGCAAGGGTCACCTTAGCTGCCATATGTACCAGAGATCAGTAGATGTCTTTTTAGGACTTCCTTTCAATATCGCGAGCTATGCGCTTCTAACTCATATGATCGCACAAGTATGCGACCTCAAGGCAGGTGAACTCATCATCTCTACGGGAGACACACATATCTATATCAATCATGTCGAACAGGTCGAAGAGCAACTCACCCGTAAACCTCTTCCTCTCCCCACACTCTGGTTGAATCCAGAAGTAAAAGAGATCGATAAGTTCACCATGCAAGATATCGCTTTGGTAGGATATCAGAGCCATACTGCTATCAAGGCTGAGATGGCAGTATGACTCCGGTCGTCGTGCATGAGTTTAAGATGGGTGATGTAGAAGACCCTGATATCTATGCTGCGATGCCCATGATGCAATGGGAGAAATCAGAAGAGGGTCAATTTGTCATGACACATAGCTTAGAGGTTCCGATATGGCACCGATATACCGATCCTGTTACAATGGGTTATGTTTATAGGATATGTGCATTCTTTGATGACAAAACTCATATTCTCTGGAAGTTGAAGTTTTAACACTTGATATAAAACGTTTCCGTCGTGATAAATAATACAGCGACGGAAAACTATAATGTCAAGCCAAGAATATATCAACATCGGTGCTATGCCAAATGACGGCCAAGGCGATCCCCTTCGCGTGGCATTCAGCAAGATCAATAATAACTTCTCAAATCTATTTGGAACTTATGTAAATCTCAGCAATACATATACGAATGGCAATACACCGGGTCAGGTAATATTCTTCTACCCAGCAGACAACTTCACTCAAGCCCAGTTCTGGATTCAATCTTCTAATCCAAATACTCAGGATAGCCAGACTATAGAGTTGTATGCACAGATCAGCAATGATAAGACCAGCGTAAAGTTCACCGGATACGGTTCTACATTCTTTGGTAACGCTCTATCATCTTTCGATATGACGGTAAACAATGGTTATGTTCAGATACTTGCCAATCCATTAGTCAATAACGCAACTGCAGTGTTACACTTCATCGGTTCACAGGTAATGTGGTTGGGTCCGGTTGTTTCGGGCAAATACATCGCACTTGATGGTTATGATGATTCCGTATTAGCAACTGAAAACCTCAATCCAATCATTACAGAAAACTAATATGAGAGCACACGAGTTTATAACAGAAGCATTTTCCAGAACCAATAAACATTCTGATGATTCCTTCACCAGTGCTCATCCGGGTTCGGTTGGTCCTTCTGGTAGAGAAGAACTCTATGTCAGCAGATACTATGACTTCTATCGTATAAGCAATCTTACTGGATTAAGCCCTGAGGATTTAGCAAAAACTGATGTGCTGAGTTACTTGGGCAATCTTCCCATGTATTCTGCCTATACTGATGCAGAATATGATAAACTAAAAGGTGTTCTCAAGAAACTGGGACTCAAGCCTAAAGATTATGTTCCCAGAGGAAGCAATGAACAAGAGGATACTCAAAAAGCGAGTCCCATGAAAGCATTCAAGGGATATAAGAAGTAATCATGTGTGTTCTGATCGCAAAATATTTCGATAAGCAGGGCTGGGTAGGAGTAAAAAACCGAGACAGGAACTATATACCTGAGATAGGCTTCAGTGTTCTCAATAAAAATGGATTGGAGAGATTGCTCTTCGAAGATAATATCACTGGGTATAAAGAAGGATTCAATAGTCATGGTGTGACTATTCTGAGTGCCAGCCTCATGGTTCAGGATGATGAGAAAGAACTAACAAAGGGAAATACAGATAGAAATAGTCCAGATGGTATCAAAATGTCTGATGCTCTGTGGCAACCCACTGCTGTTCTGGCGGCTAAAAGATCGATACAACATAAATTGACTGGAAATACTATTATCTATGATAGAGATAACCTCTTCCTATTGGAAGCCTGCAATAAAGATGATGAGTATCATTATGTCTGTAAAAAGATAGATAAGAGTGAAGTTGTCGCTAGGACTAATCACGGCGTATGGTTGCCTTGGGCAGGATATCAGCGTGTTCCTGATGATGATGCACAGACCCTCAGCAGGATCAGCAGCGAAGCCAGAAGAATACAAGCACAGAATATCGTAGAGAATGCCAAAGATCCAATGGATATGGTGAATGACATGTGTCAGATACATCTCGACAATCCCCAGCTCAATGTAATGCGTACCAGCACCGCACGTAAGAAGATGAGAACGACGGCACAAGAGATGATCATTCCTAGCGAGAGAACATTGTATTTCCGTCCGATCTCAAGTCATATAGAATTTGATTTCTGGAATCTCAATAAACCGGAAAGAAACTGCTGGGTAGAAATACTGAGCAACAGAGCATTATGGCAAGACACGAAGGGTGATCCTCCCTTCGCTGCTGCTCGCATGTCACACGATACATGATAAATACTCTATAAGGAAACTGATATGAGAGCATGGGAATTTTTAACTGAAGCAGATAGTCCAGCCGACGGTAAAAAGTTCGCGCCAGGACAGATGAATGCTATCAAGGGCGCAGTCAGCATGCCTGATATCAGTATGAACAAATCAACCGGTAGTCCATATCTTCAATGGAGATTTGGTATCGCGATGGCAGGAGCTCCTGACTATCCTACTCCACCTGTCGGGCCAATGGCAGGTGATCCCCTGCTCTCATGCTATACCGATGAAGAACTGGAAATCATAAACAAAGCAGCTAAATCTGTTGGTGCTGGTCGTATCCGCAAGCTCAGTGATAATCGCAGCACTGAACTCTCCAATACAAACACAACAAGTCCAGTCAATTCCTTTAAAGGCTACAAGAAAAAATAATTTGCATCTATATACGGGGTATAAGTAATATTATCATTACAGGATCCCCAAATGCAACATCTCGTAGATATCAACAAAACACTAGACCTAGTCAAGCTTCGTATGTATAACGAATGGCTATATACTGCACATGTTCATGCTGAAGGCGATAGCTCCATGCATGAGACACTAACTAAGCAAATCGTCACTCAGTTCGTCGATCCCCTAGAAATTCCTAAGGATGCTGCAATCCTAGACTTAGGATGCGGTCCCGGATATTTCCTCGACAACATGAAGGAACGTGGTTACACTAACATGACTGGCGTCACGCTCAGCCCTGAAGATCAGGCGCTATGCGAATCCAAAGGTCATACGGTGAAGGGTTATGACTTGTCATTCTTGCCTCAAGTAGATGGCTACTATGAC